ACAAGCAACTGCTGTCCATTCACGAGGCGCAGTCGACGCCGCAGATCGCCTTGTGGTCGGGTGCGGTGTCATCGGGGAAGACCATCTCTTCGTTGATTGCCTTCCTGATTGCGGTTGCTGATCCGCCGGAGCGGGGGCTGATCGTCATCGTGGGGCGGACGCTGCAGACGATCGAGCGGAACGTCATCGACCCGCTTCAGGCGCACGACCTGTTCGCCGACTACGCCCATGTGCAGCACACGACGGGGTCGTCGGTGGCGACGATCCTCGGCCGCACGGTGCACCTGATCGGTGCGAACGACGCCCGCTCCGAGGGGCGTATCCGTGGCGCCACGATCGCGCTGGCCTACGTGGATGAGGCGACATTGGTGCCTCAGGCGTTCTGGATGATGCTGCTGTCCCGACTGCGCGTTCCCGGTGCGCGGTTGATGGCGACGACCAACCCCGACGGGCCCGGGCACTGGCTGCGGAAGAATTTCATGCTGCGGGCCAGCGAGGTCGGCATGCGGTACTGGAACTTCCGGCTGGACGACAACCCGTCGCTGACGCAGGACTACGTGGGCCGGCTGAAGAAGCAGTACACGGGCCTCTGGTACAGCCGGTTCATCGACGGGGCTTGGTGCCTCGCCGAGGGGATCATCTACGGGGAGTGGGATGAGTCCGTCCACCTCGTTGACCCGTTCCCGATCCCTGACACGTGGACCCGGTGGATCTCGTGCGACTTCGGCTACACCAATCCGCAGGTGATCCAGTGGTACGCAGAGGATCCGGACGGCAGGCTCTGGCTTTACCGGGAGCTGTACCGGACGCAGCGAACCGTGGACCAGCACGCACGGGATGCACTCGCCACCTGTACGCGCCTGGACCCTGACTACCGGCATCCGGATGGCGCTCCCCGCTACGCCCACCACGGCCGGATCTGGACGGAGCCCAAGCCGCGCGCGATCATCTGCGACCACGACGCCGAGGGCCGCGCCGTGCTGGAGCGGGAGTTGGGCATGTCGACCGTCGGTGCACGCAAGGCAGTCTCGGAAGGGATCCAGGCCGTGCAGATGCGGCTGCGTCCCGCCGGCGATGGTCGGCCACGGCTGTTCGTCATGCGTGGCGCGCTTGTTGGCCGCGACCCGGAACTGGAGGACGCGAAGAAGCCGACGTCGACGGAGGAGGAGATCGTCGGCTACGTGTGGGCTGTCAAGCCGGGCGGCGCAGTGAAGGAAGAGCCGCTGAAGGAGAACGACCATGGCGTCGACGCGATGAGGTACGTCGTCGCCGAGCGTGACCTTGGTGGCCGCCCGCGCGTGCGCTGGCTGTCCTGAATAAGCCTGTCCTTACCCAACCCCCCTGTGATGCGAGGTCGCCATGTGGAAGAAACTGCCCCCCGTGCCGAAGAATTTGCGGCCTATTGCTATGTTGACAGGAGGATTTACACTCATCACGTCGGGATGCTGGAGTATTTTCGGCCAAGGGGTCGGGCTCATCATCGGCGGAGTCCTCCTCTGCACCCTCCAGTGGTGGATCGACAGCGACTAGCAGCGGAAGGGGAGGCATGGGCAAGACGCTCTTCGGCTCCCTCGGCCGCTCAGCCTCCACGTTCCTCAACCGCGCGCCCGTCCCCTACGTGTCCCGTGGCCGCTCCGGCTACGGCATGCCCACCCGCCCGGCCGGGATGGAAGCGCAGATGCGCGCCATGGGCAGCAACGGGACCCTGTACGCGATCGTCGACCGCATCATCACCTCCTACTCGCAGGTCAACTGGCGGCTCTACCGCAAGGCCAAGTCGGGCCGCGAGGAAGACCGCGTAGAGGTCACCTCGCACGCCGCCCTCGACCTGTGGAGCGCCCCCAACCCGTTCATGACGGGCCCGGCGTTCCGTGAGTGCACGCAGCAGCACGAGGAGTTGACGGGCGAGCAGTGGTGGGTGGTCGCCTCCGACGAGCGGGCCCGCAACCTGCCGCTGGAACTGTGGCCGGTGCGCCCCGACCGCATGGAGCCCACGCCCGACGCGGAAGAGTTCCTCACCGGCTACACGTACTGCGGCCCGTCCGGTGAGCGTGTCCCCCTCGGCAAGAGCGAGGTCATCTTCCAGCGCCGCCCCAACCCTCTGGACCCGTACCGGGGCATGGGCCCGGTGCAGACGGTCCTCACCGACCTGGACGGCGTGCGGTACTCCAAGGAGTGGAACCGCAACTTCTTCATCAACTCAGCGGAGCCCGGCGGGATCGTCCAGGTCGACAAGCACCTGTCGGACGACGAGTTCGATGAGGCGCTGGAGCGCTGGGGCGAGCAGCACAAGGGCGTAGCGAACGCCCACCGGGTGGCGCTCCTGGAGAACGGCCTCAAGTGGGTTGACCGCAAGTACACGATGCGCGAGATGCAGTTCGTCGAGCTGGCCGCCGTCGGCCGGGAGACGATCCGGGAGGCGTTCGGCTTCCCCAAGCCCCTGCTCGGCGCCGTCGATGATGTGAACCGCGCGAACGCTGTCGCGGCGGAGGTTGTGTTCGCCCGCTGGCTGCTGGTGCCGCGCCTGGAGCGCACCAAGGCCGCACTGAACACCCGCCTGCTGCCCCTGTACGGGCGCATGGGCGAGGGCCTGGAGTTCGACTACGACTCCCCGGTCCCCGACGACCTGGAGGCAGAGGCCGCCCAGCTGACCGCGCGGGCCAACGCCGCCGCAGTTCTGGTCAATGCAGGCTTCGACCCGGCCGGCAGCCTGTCCGTCTGCGACCTGCCCGAGATCGCCTTCTCCGGCGCCCCAACCCCTCCGCCGGCCCGGTCTCCTGCGGCCCTGGCCCGGCCGGCGGCCCGCCTCGCCCTTCCTGCCGCTCCGCCCCAACGGAGTGAGTGGGATGCGGCGATGGCGGGACTGTTCAAGGCGCAGCAGGACGACAGCGCCCTGGACCAGGTCCGTACCGACCAGGAGCACGCCCTGTCCCGCCTGCTGACCGAGTGGGATGGCGTGGAGTCCACGTGGGTGGCCGCACTCGCCGACCGAGTGCAGGCCGCGGTTGACGACGGCGACTCTGCCGCGCTGGCCGCGCTCACCGTCGACTCCGACGCCGCGGCCGACACGCTGCGGGGCGCGCTGGGTGCGATGGCCCGCCTGGCTGCTGAGCGCATGGTGCAGGAGGCCGCCGCCCAGGGTGTGGCCGTGGCCGCCCCCGCGGTGGACGAGGCCCTGTCGAATCGGGCCCGGATCCCTGCGGTGTGGGCGGCCTTCGGCGGGGAGTTGGCGGACATCGCCACTGCGACGGCAGCGCTTCTCGGTGCGGGAATGGCGACCGCGGCGGGCCGGGAAGCGCTGCGCCTCTTCACCCCCGGGGCGGACGGGTCCGGCATCGCCACCGCGGTGAAGGGCTTCCTGCGGGGGCTGTCGAACCGGCTCAAGCTCGACCAGTTGGGCGGGGCGCTGCACCGGGCCACCAACCTCGGACGGCTCGCGACGCTCGAAGTTGCGCCCGTGGCGACGTACTGGGCCGATGAACGTCTCGACGGCAACACGTGTTCCAGGTGCCGCGAGATCGACGGCACCGAGTTCGTGGACCTGGCTGCGGCGCGGTCGGCGTATGCGACGGGCGGCTACCGGGAGTGCGAGGGCGGCAGTCGCTGCCGAGGCACGGTCCGAGCCGAGTGGGAGTAGGTGCCGGAGAGGCGCCAAGTATGCCCGAATCGGCGGGAGTTTACACCATTCCGCGATAGAATGATCACGACGAGACCCCCGCGATGGCTGTCACCATCCGGGGGCGTGACCGACCGTGTAGGAGTCGATATGACCGAGGTTACCCCCGCCTGTGCGCGCCCGACGTGGAAGTACCCCGAAGGGCGAACTGGCACGTCCGCCGGATATCAGGCCCACCGGACACTCAGGGAGGCGGCGTGTGAGTCGTGCGTTGCCGCCTGGACGCTCAGGTGTGCCACGTATGAGCGGAGTCTGTCGCCAGAGGACCAGGCGCGCCGGGTGCAGGAGAAGGATGAGACTCGCCGCCGCTGGCGGGCAGAGCAGGCGGCGAAGGCTGGCGTATGCGCCGCCGCCACGCCCGACCACCCCAGTGGCCGCAAGGGAACCACGGCAGGGTATGAGGCGCACATCGCGGCAGGCGAGAACCCTTGTACGCCATGCCGCCAGACTCCGACTACGCCCGGCGCAGCCTGTGCCCGTCCCACGCTCAGGTACCCCGAGGGGCGCACTGGTACCGCTGCTGGATATCAGGCGCACAAGGATGGCGGCGAAGAGGCGTGCCGACCGTGCACGGATGCATTCTCGGCGAAGACCATCACGCGGCGGCGCAACCTCCCGCCCGAGGAACTGGAGCGCTACCGCCAGGGGAACAAGGAAGCGTCCAGGCGTCGCCGGAAGGAAGACCCTGAGGGTGTGCGGGCAGCGAGGCATCGAACTCTCGCCAAGAACCGCGCCGCTGTGCATGAGGCGAAGAGCAGGCCATGTACGGACTGCGGGATCCAGTACCCCTACTACGTCATGGAGTTCGATCACCTCGACGCAGACACCAAGGAGTTCAACGTAGGTGCGGGCGTCACGTGTGCGAGCTACGAACGCCTCCTTGCGGAGATCGCCAAGTGCGAATTGGTCTGCGCCAACTGTCACCGCACCAGGACGTACCTGCGGGCGCAGGCAAAGAAGGGGCCACGGGTCGACGGCCAGGCGGCGGCCTAAGCGCTAGGACGGCGCCGCGTTACCGCGTGGTGCCGTCTTGCCGCTGGTAACTGGGGCGTGCCGCTATGGGAACTGGCATCCACGTCGGGAGGCAGGAGGGGCAGACATCCGAACCGCGTTGCGCTGGCTTCCCGGAGGAAGTCAGCATCGAGGGGAATCGCCATCCCGCCCCGTAGGCTGCGGCCCTTGCCTCCGTGGTGTTGCCGAATGCCTCGCCGTCGTTCAGCGCCTTGTTGCAGCCGTCACAGCGAAGGACGACCGAGCTGATCTGTAGTGCGGCCATGAGTCAGGACTCCTTCTCGGCGGTGGTGCCACACTCGGTGCACGCGAAGCCCGGAGGCGGCGCACCGTGGCAGGTGGCGCACTCGGCGGGGGGCTCCATCAGCTGCGCCGGGGCTACCCCGAAGGCGGCGGCGAACGCAGCCAGATCATCCACGCTCACTCGCCGGAACTGGCCTGGCTGTCCGGTGCCTGGGGTGTGCGCCCGCCCGTTCTCAATCTTGTTGATCGCATCGGGACTGAGCGTGTAGCCGATCTTCTTCAGTTCAGCAGAGAGAGCGCGGAGACTCAGCCCACGAACCGCCCGGATCCGCCGGATGTTCTCGCAGACGTTGAGCCCGGCGGTCCCTAGCGGCTTCTTCGGAATGGCTCCGCCGCAGAGTCCGGGTGGCGTGCCGGGCGGAAGCATGCCGCGCTTGCGCGCGTCGCCCACCCATCGGTGAACCCGGCGGACGGGCACGCCCTCGGCCTCGGCGATCCTGGGGCCCGGCATGCGTCCGGCAGCAACGTGCTCGTTGTACTGGCGTGCGATGTCGGCGAGGAAGCCGTCATCGATCATGCGCGGTTGGTTCACGCCGCTCCGTCCTCGCGTACCGGCGCGCTCGCTGCTGCGACTTCGGCGAGCAACTGCGCGTAGGCGATGGCGTGGTCGAGGCGTGGCGCGATATCGCCGCTCTCCCACCGGTAGATGGTCATCGGACTGACGCCCAACGCGGCGGCGAAGTCCCTCAGGGTGGCGCGGGAGTCGCGTCGGATGCGCGCCCGCTCTGCGACCGGTGGTAGTTGCGAGGCGCGGACCCGCTCGGCGAGTGTTCCGCCGCTTTGCGCTATGAGATGCGACTCCATAAGCCAAATGATACGCGACTGCAAACGCAAGTAAAGCCGCACCGAAATGCCCGCGTTGCATTCACGTTGACTAAACGGGACAACAGCGTTATTGCAGGTCAGGCGCTACTTTTGGCCATCATTTAAGTGGTTCAATGAGGCACAATGAGCGGCATTAACAGCCCGTGGCGCTTTGCGGAAGCGAACACCCGGAACGGCCCGGCCGGAGTCGGGGGAGGCGAGGTCCGATGCCCTGGATCGAGATGACCACCCCGCGCCCGCCGTCAGGCATGGGAGCGAAGGCACGCCAGGCCCACGACTGGTACAAGATCAGTAATGTCGCGGACGACGAGGCTGAAATCCTCGTGTACGACGAGATTGGCGGGTGGTACGGAACCCTCGCCGAAGACTTCGTCCGCGACCTGCGAGCCGTCACCGCCCGCAACCTCACCGTCAAGATCAACAGCCCTGGTGGATCCTTTTTCGATGGGGTGACCATCGCCAACGCCCTCCGGGCACACCCCGCGAACGTCACCTGCCGCATCGAAGGCCTCTGCGCCTCAGCCGCCTCCATCATCGCCATGGCTGGCGACAAGGTCGTGGCCATGCCCCAGACGCAGCTCATGATCCACGACGCGATCGGCGGCTGCTACGGCAACGCCTCCGACATGACCTACATGGTCGACCTCCTCGACCGACTCTCCGACTCCATCGCCGACGCCTACGCCGCCAAGGCGGGCGGCACCCGCGAGGAGTGGAGGCAGCGCACCCGCGACGAAACCTGGTACTCGCCCGAAGAGGCCGTCGCCGCAGGGCTCGTTGACGAAGCCGTTGCGATGCCGAAGCGACAGGACGGCGGCGCGCCGGAGATGCGGAACACCTGGGACCTGTCGGTGTTCCAGTACGCAGGCCGCGAGCACGCACCCGCGCCCCTCGCTACTGGTGGCGTCGTCAAGAACGTGGCGCCCATCGGTGAGGTCGCCCCCGTCGAGACACTCCCCCCGTCGGCCCTGACCACCAGCATCGCCGCAGCCCTCGGTGAGGAGTTCGTCGCGACGCTCCGCGCATCCGTCCAGGCCGAGTTCGCGGCGCCGGCAGAGCCTGTCCCCGCCGAGCCTGAGCCCGCGCCTGCAGTCGAGGCCGAACCGGTCGAGCCGGAGCAGCCCTCGGAGCCTGAGCCTGCCGCTGAGCCGGAGGACCCGGCTTCGGTGCCGCCTGAGGTCGAGCCTGAGCCTGTCGCCCCGGTCGAGCCCGCTGCTCCCGAGCCCGCCGAGGCCGAGCCGGAGCCCGTCGTTGACCCGGAACCCGCGCCCGAGCCGACACCCATCAACGCGTGGGCCGCCGCCATCGCACACCTGACCACCCCGGTCGCGGACCCCTGGTCCGCCGCCTTCGCCCACCTCATAGCCCCACCGTCGCCCAGCGCGGCGACCAATGCCTTGAAGGAGGCATCGTGACCACACTGACCACGCCGCGCAACGCCAACGAACTGGCGGAGATGATCGGCGACCCCGCGCAGCTCAAGAAGATCGGCGAGTCGCCGCAGACGATGACGGACTTCATCGTCGACTACGCCAAGGCGCAGAACGCCAAGGACCCGTCGATCGAGCAGCAGATCAAGGACGAGACGCGGCGCCAGTTCGCGGACGTCCTGAAGTCGGGGCAGATCGACAACATCAACCGCCTCAACCTCACCCCCGGCGGCGGTGTGCAGGCCCGCTCCAAGCACTACAACCCCAAGGCCCCGGGCGCCGGCCTGGACAAGGAGTTCGGCAACTGGGCCGACTACCTCTCCAACATCTGGGGCAAGGCCAACACCGAGTCGGCGCTGGCCGCGAAGACCCGCATCCAGAAGGTGCAGAACAGCTTCGGCAGCACCGTCCCGGCAGACGGCGGGTTCCTGATCCCGGAGATCCTCCGCTCCGAGCTGCTCCGCGTCTCCCTGGAGACCGCGATGGTCCGACCGCGCGCCCGGGTCGTGCCGATGGAGTCCCTGTCGGTGCCGTTCCCGACGATCGACTCCACCAGCAACGCGTCCTCGGTGTACGGCGGGATCGTCGGCTACTGGACCGAAGAGGGCGGCTCCCTCACCGACTCGGCCCCGCAGTTCGGTCGCGTCAACCTCATGGCCAAGA